AGCTGATAAACGCTGTTATGGAATGTGCTACCTCAAAAATAGACGTTCTGGATTTAGCTTTATGGCATCAAGCGAAACCGTTAACCAAGCAACAATTACGTCAGATGCAAGATTTGGAATACTATCTAAGTCCGGTGGAGATGCAAAGAAGATGTTTACAGATAAAGTTGTACCAATATCCGTTAACTACCCCTTCTTCTTCAAACCAATACAAGACGGAATGGACAGGCCAAAGTCAGAACTTGCATACAGGGTACCAGCCTCCAAGCTTACCAAAAAGTCCATTACGGAAACCAGTGAAAAACAAATACTAGAAGGTCTTGATACAACGATAGACTGGAAAAATACGGGTGATAATAGTTATGATGGTGAGAAGCTTAAACTACTGGTGCACGATGAATCTGGTAAATGGGAAAGGCCTGATAATATATTAAATAACTGGAGGGTAACAAAGACAACGTTACGTCTTGGTAGTAGAATTATAGGAAAGTGTATGATGGGATCAACATCCAATGCGTTAGAAAAAGGTGGTGATAACTTCAAAAAACTTTATTATGACTCAGATGTTACAAGGCGAAATAAAAATGGACAGACTAGCTCGGGATTATATAGTTTGTTCATACCTATGGAATGGAACTACGAGGGATACATTGATTCTTACGGATACCCTGTCTTTGATACTCCAGAAGCACCCGTCATTGGAAATGATGGCGAGTATATCGACATTGGAGTAATTGACTTTTGGGAAAATGAAGTAGATGGATTAAAGCACGATAGTGATGGTTTAAATGAATACTATCGCCAATTTCCTAGAACTGAAGAACATGCATTTAGAGACGAAGCTAAAAATAGTATATTTAATTTAACTAAGATATATGAGCAAATTGATTTTAATGAGGATGTTATCAGATCTGGCCTTGTCACTAAAGGTTCGTTTTCGTGGGAAAATGGAATAAAAGATGGTAGGGTAATATTTACACCCAACCCTAATGGAAGGTTTTTAGTTAGCTGGACACCGCCTAAAAACTTAGAAAACAATGTAATAGTAAAACAAGGTGTTAAGTATCCAGGAAATGAACATATGGGGGCATTTGGTTGTGACTCATATGATATATCGGGTACTACTGATGGGGTAGGTTCTAAAGGCGCTTTACACGGGCTAACTAAGTTTAGCATGGAAGACGCCCCGCCTAATACATTTTTTCTTGAATATATTGCAAGGCCTCAAACAGCTGAAATGTTTTTTGAAGATGTTCTTATGGCTATCGTGTATTATGGGATGCCAATATTGGCTGAAAATAATAAACCAAGACTTCTATATCATTTAAGAAGAAGAGGTTACAGAGGGTTTTCAATGAACCGCCCAGATAAAGTCTGGAATAAGCTATCTATAACAGAAAAAGAAATTGGGGGTATCCCAAATACATCAGAGGATATAAAACAAGCGCATGCAGCCGCTATAGAAACATATATAAATAAATATGTTGGTTATAATGAAGATGGCGGTGGCAATATATATTTTAATAAAACATTAAATGATTGGGCGCGTTTTGATATAAATAAACGAACAAAGTTTGATGCGGCAATTAGTTCAGGGCTAGCCATAATGGCTTGCAATAGACATTTATATCATCCAAAACCAAAGTACGAAAAACAAACTGTAGAGATACAAATAAAAAGATTTAATAATAAAGGAATGCATTCGCAAATAATAAAATAGCATGGCTGAAACAATATTAAAAAGTTCATTTCCAAGTCAAATAGCAAGCGATGCTGAAAAGGCTAGTTTAGATTACGGATTAGAAGTAGCACGTGCTATTGAACACGAATGGTTTAAAAGAGATTCAGGTGCAACTCGTTTTTATTCTAATAGAGATGAATATCATAGACTAAGATTATATGCTAGAGGCGAACAATCAGTAAAAAAGTATAAAGATGAGTTATCAATTAATGGTGATTTATCTTATCTTAATTTAGATTGGAAGCCTGTGCCTATTATACCTAAGTTTGTAGACATTGTTGTAAACGGTATGTCTGATAGACTTTATGATATTAAAGCATTTAGTCAAGACCCTTCTTCTGTAAATCAAAGAACAAAGTATGTAGAGTCTATATTAGAAGACATGCAAGTAAAAGAGCTTGCTACGCAAATACAAAATCAATTTGGTATAAGCGTTTTTAATAATGATCCTACTAAATTGCCAGAAAATGAAGAGGAGCTTTCTCTGCATATGCAGCTTGAATATAAACAGGCTATTGAAATTGCGGAAGAGCAAGCTATTAATTCTGTACTTAATTCAAATAATTATGATTTAATTCAACGTAGATTAAATTATGATTTAACTGTTATTGGTATTGGATGTGTTAAAAATACATTTAATACTTCTCAGGGAATTAGAGTTGAATATGTAGATCCTGCTGATATTGTTTATTCGTATACTTATTCTCCTTATTTTGACGACATATATTACGTTGGTGAAGTTAAAAGTGTAACTATTAACGAATTAAAACAGCAATTTCCAAATCTTACAGAAGATGAATTAGCTGAATTAACTAAGCAAGGCGTTCAAACATCTGCTTCGCATAATCGTTTTATAAATGAAGATAGTGTTCTTGATGCAAATACTATTCAAGTATTATACTTTAATTATAAAACATATAATAACGAAGTATTTAAAATAAAGAAAACAGCGAGTGGTGCTGATAAAGCTATTCCAAAGTCAGATCAATTTGATCCGCCTAAAGATGAAAGGGCAAGATTTGAAAAAAAATCAAGATCTGTAGATGTTGTTTATGACGGGGTATTTGTGCTTGGTACAAAAAAAATGCTAAAATGGGAGTTAGCCAAAAATATGATCCGTCCAAAAAGTGATACTACAAAAGTAATGTTAAATTACCATGTAGTTGCACCCCGTATATATAAAGGACGTATTGAGTCTTTAGTAAGCAGAATTACTGGATTTGCGGATATGATCCAATTAACACATTTAAAACTTCAACAGGTGATGTCAAGAATGATCCCTGATGGAGTTTATTTAGATGCAGACGGATTAGCGGAAATTGATTTAGGTAATGGAACAAACTATAATCCACAAGAGGCATTGAATATGTTCTTCCAAACCGGTTCTGTTATTGGTAGATCAATGACGCAAGAAGGGGATATGAACCCTGGGCGTATGCCAATTCAAGAGCTTACATCAAATGGCGGTAATAACAAAATAGGGTCACTTATAAATACCTATAATTATTATTTGCAAATGATCCGCGACGTAACTGGATTAAATGAAGCACGTGATGGCTCAATGCCTGATAAAAATGCTTTAGTTGGTGTACAAAAGCTTGCTGCAGCAAATTCAAATACTGCAACTAGACATATATTACAATCTAGCCTATATTTAGCTGCAAAAACGGCAGAAGCAATTAGTTTACGTATTTCTGATGTATTAGAATTTTCGCCAACAAGAGATGCATTTATATCTAGTATTGGTAGGTTTAATGTGGGTACTTTAGAAGATATTAAAAATATGCATCTGCATGACTTTGGTATTTATATTGAATTAGCGCCTGATGAAGAAGAAAAGCAAATGCTTGAAAATAATATTCAACAGGCTTTAGCTAAAGATCAAATTTATCTTGAAGATGCTATTGATGTTAGAGAAATTAAAAATACAAAATTAGCTAATCAATATCTAAAAGTTAAAAGACGTAAAAAATTAGAAGAGGATCGCGCTAATGCAGAAAGAAATATGCAGATGCAATCTCAAACTAATATACAAGCTTCTCAAGCAGCTGCGCAGGCTGATATACAAAAAAATGAAGCTTTAACAAATCAAAAGGCTCAGCTAGCTCAAATAGAGGCTGAATTAGCGATTCAAAAACTTGAACGCGAAAAAGAATTGAAAAAAGAATTGATGCGTTTTGAATTTGATCTTAACATGGCTATTAAGGAAAAAGATAGTCAAATGCTTACTGATAAAGAAAAATACAAAGAAGATCGTAAAGACGAAAGAACAAGAATTCAAGCTAGCCAACAATCCAGACTTATTGAACAAAGGAAAGATAGAAAAGGTGAGCAAGAATTTGAATCTGCTGGGAACGATACTATGGGCAGCGGATTTAATTTAGAAATGTTTGAACCAAGATAACATTTATTTTTTATTAATTTTATAATATTTTATTATGGCTGAAGAAGTAACTCAAGTTGAACAAACCGCACAAGAAGCGGTGGAAAATCAAGTTGAAGCAACCCCACAAAATAGTGCGGAAGCAAAAGATGATGGTACAATTAAAGTTGATCTACGTCAACCAGCTAAACAGGCAGAAGATGATACCATTAAAGTAGATTTAAGACAACAACCTCAAACAAAAGAAACAGATGCCGTTCAAGAGCAAGAAACAACAAGCGTGGATGTGGGCGAACGAACCGGAGATAGCGCGGAAGTGGACCAAGAAGTACGGTCCGATAACAATGAAAGTGCGGAAGAAGCTCCAGTCGTCGAGCTCGTACAAGATGAAGAAGCGGTAGAGGAAGAAAAAACCTTAAGTGATAAAATAAAAGATATTCCAAATAAGCTTAAGGAAGATACAGAAGATGTAAATAATAATCAAGTAGCCAATGAGTTACCTGAAAATATCAATAAGTTAGTTGATTTTATGAAGGAAACCGGCGGAACTCTTGAAGATTATGTAAATCTTAATAAAGATTATAATAGCATGGAAGATATGGATCTTCTACGTGAACATTATAAACAAACAAAACCTCATCTATCAGACGATGAGATTAGCTTTTTAATTGAAGATTCTTTTTCATATGACGAAGAAATTGACGATGAACGAGATATTAAAAGAAAAAAGCTAGCATTAAAAGAATCAATTGCGGAAGCTAAATCAAATCTAACAAGTTTAAAGAGTAAATATTACGATGATCTTAAGTTAAGTTCAAAGTTGACTCCAGAACAAAAAGAAGCGGTTCAGTTTTACAATGATTATAAACTAGAGCAAGACTCAAAACAAGAATTGCTACAAAAGCAAAGATCTGTATTTGAACAAAAAACAAATGAATTGTTTTCCGAAAATTTCAAAGGTTTTGAATATAAAGTAGGTAATAACAAATATAGATTTAATGTAAAAGATGTTAATACTGTTAAGTCTAGCCAATCTGATATTAATACGTTAGTTAGCAAGTTTGTTAATGATAACAATGAAATGTCAGATGCCGCTGGTTATCATAAAGCATTATTTACAGCTATGAATGCTGATTCAATTGCAAATCATTTTTATGAGCAAGGTAAAGCAGATGCTATTAAGGAGCAAATGGCTAAATCTAAAAATATAGATATGGCACCAAGAGGTACTCATGAAGCGGTTACAACAGATTCAGGATTTAAAATTAGAGCAATTAGTGGAGATGACAGTTCTAAACTTAGAATTAAAATAAAACAATAACACTAAAAATAATTTAAAATGGGATTATTTTCTTCAGGTGGGTCGTTTCCAGCGGGATTAACGCCTTCACCTACTAAAACACTTTTTGCAGGTAATTACCTGACTTTTGATTCTGCCTCAGGGGGTGGAACTTTTGCACAACAATTTTTACCAGACGTATACGAAAAGGAAGTTGAGCGTTACGGAAATCGCTCTGTTTCTTCTTTCTTGCGTATGGTAGGAGCTGAAATTCCTTCTGCTTCAGATCAAGTTATTTGGTCAGAACAAGGAAGACTACACATCGCTTATGATGCTGCATCTGCTAATACAACTACCAATGTTATTACAGAAGCTGGACACGCTGTACGCGCTGGACAAACAGTTGCTATTGCTGAGGGACTTACCACTGTTAAAGCTGTTGTTATTTCTGTAGCTACTGATACATTTACTGTTGCTCCTTATGCTGAGCAAACATTAACTGCTGCTGGTCTTACTTCTGGAAGTGCTGTTACTGTAAA